AGGCCCCTTTCGGCATAAAGACTGTCCCAGTGTCAGTTTCGAATACTAGGCGCTCTGCGGCCCTTGGAGCAATTACTAGGGGCATTCCAGCCTCCATCACAGAAGCTTTATTTATAAATACATGTCTACGCCTGCCTCTTTTGGCAGGGACAGTGCTTTTAGAAGGCTTGTAATCAAAATCTATTTTAAATGAAATTCCAGGAGTATCGATCATTTTTAATTTAAATAATCTAGATTCAGGACTTCCCACTCTTTTCCATTCATAGACATGGTGCAAGGATCTTGGCTTTACCCTAGCTTGAGAATCAATATATTCTCCAAAGTCTTTGTTTATTTGAGTATAAAGAGTTTTCTTAAATTTATTCTTAAATGCTGTGCTTGTAGTTAATTTAGCTATAACATTAGACTGATAATATAAGGCGGCAGATATTTGTGCCACATTGCTATCTCTAATCATAGCGTCTTTAGGTCCACCGACCATTAATCTTTCTAGGCCAGAAGCTGCTGTAACTAACATAGCGCTAGAGTCCAATTTGTTGATTCTCCGATCTCTTCATTGAAGAGTTATATCCTAATACTCTGCCAAATGGGTCTGTAATTGGGGTTGTTCCCATAACCTCAAATACTGTGGGAGTCTCGGTTGGAAAGTCTAGTTCTACCCAGATATAGTTGTTTTGCATATCTCTAATATTGGTTACTTTTTCTCTAGTAGTAATTCTTTGTTCAGTTCTAACTTGAATAATTTGGTCATTAACATATTTGTTATTAAATATTTGTTTATCGCTGCTTCTAGTAGTAGCAGAGTTACTGATAACTCCCTTGGCGTGACAGTCTAGGGTTTTATAATATTGCCATTCTTTTACAATTGCGCCAGTGTCTGGGTTCTGAGAATCTATCTGTTTATAGATATCCAGTTTCATTGGCAAAACTGACTGGATAAGATCTTGCATTAAATAACAACCATTCCATTTATGACATATGGGTTTAGTAGTTGGTCTACATATGCATTTCCTGTGCCACGATAAGCATCTCCGCTATACTCAAATTGCCAGTCAAATGTTTGAATATTCTTTACATACTTATTTTTCCAAATATTGTCTTTTGAAAAATAGTCTTTCATTAACTCTACGCAAGCCTGTTGTACGTTACTTGGAACTAGATCCCATCCATATTTTCCTATAACTTTATATCTAACATTCTTGGCAAATGCCCCGTTAATATTGTCATTAATTGTTGGAGGCACCATTCCATTAGCAACGTATACTGTATTATCTATTAATCCAGTTCTGTCTACCCTTATTCCAAAACCTGTCTCTGAAATAATTGGGGTATATGTCCAGTTGTTTGTTAGTGGGCTAGTTGTATTATCTATAAATAAAATGTCATTTGAATAAAGTTGATAAATTGAATTTATTTTATAAGGCAAAGGCAGAATGTCAGAGTTATTTCCATATACTACCTCTGTATCATCATATAGGTAAAATTCTTGACCTGTGTAATCTTCAATAATTTTTCTAGCATATCTTTCCGCCACCCTGATATCATTATAGGTTTTATAATTTGGATCGCTAGGATCTGATCCTAAATTAAGACTATCGATATGCTCATTTAAATTAATATATGGTGTTGCAACATCTACATATGTAATGTGTGTTCCGCTTACGGAAGATACTACGTATGACCATACTAGTTTAAATTTTCTATTTCTAACTGAGTATGAAAATGGCAAAACAACTTGGTAAGTTCCTGTATCTGTTTCTACGGCTGTAGCCGTTAATGTAGTAAGAACAGTTGTTGGAAGAATTGCTGGTGTGATGGCTGGATCTTCTGTTATATCGTAAACAGCAGCGGTTACATTTCCGTCTGGAATTACTAACTCACCTTCCCAATAGATTTTTGTCTTAATTGGGGTATTGCTATTTACGTATATCTCTGCCATTATTAGATTTTAATTAGCTATAAAACTCTTGTACTTCCTTTGGGTTAGCTAATCTAAAACCTTCCTCCTTGTCAAAAATTGCTTGCGCTTTTTCTTTATTCATTGCGACAAATGGGTGCTCTTTTGTAAAAGTAAAACCTAAAATATCGTATCTGAAATTTGCTCTGGTCATCTTTACCAAAACATCATCCTCAGAAATTTCTTTCTTTGGATCAAACTTAGCCTGCGGCTCTGGGGCCTCTTCTAAATTATCTTCAATGTCTTTAATTGTTTTTTGATATACTGCCCAAGTTACGCCTTCTTCCGCTAAAGCGGCAACTACATCATTTTTGTTTTTTAATTCATTTGTTACAACGCCAAAATCTTCAGCGATCTTTTTTAGTTCTGCTATCTTTAATGTCTCGAATGACATATATTCTCCTTTGTTAGGTCATTTAATTATAGCATTAATAAGTTTAAAGGGAAAGGGGATATTGTAGTTATTTAAATAAGAAGGGCCTGGAAATATCCAGGCCCAACTTAATTATTAGAGATTACTTATGAAGCAACCTTAACGTTCTTTACTACCACCCAAGCATCTGCTTGCTCGATCTGAACACCTACACGAGTATACATTGTGTACTCAATAGAGTCCTTACGAGGCCAGAAGAATCGGTAAACAGTTACATCACGCTTGATTCCAATAACTACGTTATTTGGGAATGTCAAGTGGATATCTCCGTGGTTACCAGTCTCACCTGAGTAATCGCCGTCCTGTGCTTCTGGAAGAAGTGGAACTTCAACGATTGGAATACCAAATGCAAATGGTGCAACATATCCTGCTGGACCACCTAGAGGTTGTACCTCTTGTCCACGGATAATGCTTGAAGCAATATCTTGTGGAATTGTTTGGTTTGTTCCGATGCTGTTAGCATATAGGAAGTCTTGGATTAGGTTTGAACCTGCCAAGAAGCGAAGGTCTGAACGACGTTGCTTGTACTTACGTGGAAGAGCCTTAAGGGCGCTGTTAAATACAGCACGGCTTACTGCAGCTCCACCAGCATCAACAACATGTCCATATGTCTTTGCTTTCTTTACTACACCGTCAAATGACTTGTACAAAGCATCTGATGTTAAAGCTGTATTTCCGTTAAGAACTACATCCTCAATATCATTTCCTGCTTGTGTTGCCATCATACGTGCGATGTGGTCTTCTAGATCTGGACCCTCAATATTGTCTTCTAGAGACTCTGTTGATAGTTCCCAATCTAGGCGTAACTTCTTTGTTGTCAAAGAAATCTTTGAGAATGATACTGCAGCGTTTGCTGAAGTGTCATCTGCTTCTGTCGCAAGTTTCATAAGCTTCTCGCCTACGGACATACGATCAATTTCAGTTGTATCAGATCTCATTCTAACTGTACGTGCGACTTTACCAATTACGGTTGCATCGAACATGTAGTCTAGAAAACGAGCTGATTGTTCTGGGTTAAGTAATCCACCCTCACCCTCGGAACCGATGTGTACGCCTGTGTTTGCTACTGCAGACCCAGTCATGTTAGCGGTTACGCTAGTGTTAGCGGCTACTGACTTTTCTAATGTTTCATTGCTCATTATTTTTTACCTACCTTTTTTTTAATTGAAAATTTCCTGTACGGAACCGAGGAAAGAACCGTTCCATTTAGATTTTTTAATTGTTACTTCCTGAGACCCGCCAAGGTCTGAGGACTTCTTAATTGCAGTCTCATTTTCTACTGCATCGACACGCTTTTCTACACCATTAATGGTGTTGCGTATTTCTGTTACAGCATTGGTTAATGCTGTGTGTTGTTCTGCCAATTCTGAAATTCGGCTGTCAACGCTCTTGCTGAATGTTTCTACTGTTTCTTTGATTGTTGAAACCTGCACTGCGTTTGCCTCAGAAGCCTTGTTTAAAGTTTCTGAGAAAAAGCCTTTTAGGTCACCTAGCATCTTTGCAAAATCAGGTTCATCAACCTCAACTTCTGATACGTCGGCTGCCTTTTCCAGAGTTTCGGCAGAAGCGTCTGCATCTGTATTCTCTACAGGTGCGTTCTCAACTGCTGCATCTTCTGCAACTGCTGGAGTTTCTACGGCTGCTTCTGGTGCTGCTGCTTCTGCAACAACATCTTCAGCAACTACGTTTTCTGTGTTTTCTGACACTTCATTACCTCCTTCTGCGTTTGCCTGTTTTGCAATTGTTTGTATTGCAGGCAACGGTAATCTTGTCTTCTTAAATGAAGCAAGAATTCTATCTATCTCTTTTGACTTGTTAACATCTGAGCTTTCAACCCAACCAATTAATTCCGCTGGCTTACCAGTTACTGGTGAATCGTAAGTCTTCTCTGTTGAGATGAAAACAGAGTCGCTTTCCTCGCAATAAAAAATGTTTTCTGTTACAACCTCTGCGGCCATACCTTTAAATATTAATTGTCCATTTACCTTCTGAATAGAAAGGATGTTGCACAATTCATTTGCTGGAGAATCTACAATTGATAACTCCATAAGATCATAATCTTTAATAAATCTAACTGTCTGTCCTGTTGCTTTATTTACTTCGTTATCGGACTCTTTAATTTTTCCGCCAATTGAAAATCCTTGAAGTGTGCCGTCTAGAACTTTTTCCCAAGTATCTTGTGCACCTTTTGAGATATATGCATCTACATATACTCCGTTAAAAAACTCTTTTGATTTTGGATCATAGTATGTTTCTGGTTTAAATGAAACAACTTTGCCAACCGCCATTGGTTGATGCATCTCACGAAGATTGCCTCTAAAGTTTTCAAATGCTTTTAGACTTGCATCTGATGTTACTACATCGCCAGTCTGATCTAAATTATCTAGTGTTGCAAATCCTGATACTGTTCTCTTTTCACGATTAACTTTTGTGAATGGAACAGACAAAACAATGTTGTCTCCATTAGACGACCAATTGGATTTTTCAATATTCATATGCTTAATTTTATCTTTGTATATGTAAAAAGGCAAATAACTAGTTGCCTAATAATTAAGCGGTTACTCTGCCCTCGCCTTTTGGATTTCTAGCCTCCCCAGAAATATCTGGAGAATTTGAATCCCGCTCCTGGGTTCGTTGACGAGAATTCATGGCTTGTGCAGTTTGCTCGGCAGCCTGTTGTGGTTTTAATTGAACTATTGTATCTCCACCATCAATAGGGACCATGCCTTTTCTAATTCTTACCTCATTAGGGGTAATTACCTGCATTCTTAAATATCTCTCATCAATCTTAGATTGAGTATCCTCATCGGTTAGAGTTAGCTCATTAAACTTAATTAATAATACGTCAGTCTTTTCCTCAATAATTTTATTTAATTTCTTTTCTAAAATATCTTGGGCTGGACGGCATACCTGTTCTTTAAACATTTTATCTGAATCTCTGGCTGAAGCTAAATTAACTCCTTCAGGTAAACCTATCTTACTAATAGGTACTCTATGGGCCAAAAGAATTTCATCTCTGTTTGCTTTTCTATATACGTTGAATGAGGATTCCTGAGAATTTGCCTCAATTGGCTCCATCTTAAATTCAACTTTGGAGTCTGCGCTATCTGCTGGAAGCGGAACATATAGAGATCTATGGTTCTTTCCTCTTAGACCCACCTGAAAAAATTCTAATAATTTACGCTCAGACTCAGGTGAGAGCTTTGCACCCTTAACTGTAATAATATATCTTGGTACCGCCTTGTTTTCAAAATAATCTAAATTGTATTTACCAGCAAATTCATTTCCAGCCATTGCATTCTGAGCCGCAATAATATCTGCAATGCCGTAATAGTTATTCATTGGAGTATATTTCTTTAAATGAATAATTTCGTTTGGCCTATCTGATCCATCTGAAATTGGATTAGGTGTTTCTTGATCTCCAAAGTTACGGAAGAATACTGCCTTGCCATAAAGCAATTGAATAAATCCATCACGCAAGCGACGCACACGCATTGTTTTTGAAGGGATATGTCCGATATACCCTATATTGCCTGCAGTTGTTCTGCCAATTTCAATATAGCCATTTCCTGTTGCTTCAAGATCTACGTATGCTTTAATTAAAGTTTCTGTAAATGTTTCTTCCTCATTTGTTTCTTCTAACCAAGAGTCTAGGTCTTGACGAAGCTTATTTAATTTACGACGTGCTCTATCTAATTGCCTCTCATCTGTAATATTATCTAATGCCTCATTTGCCTTACGTGTTTCTACAAATGAAAATCCTAGTCCGACAATATTTGCAACTTTAGCATTAATTGCTGCATAGTTATACGGAGAGAATTCATAAATCCTGGAAAGATATTCTAGGTTATATGGTGGCTCGATAAGATCGAACATGGCATAGCCTGTTACGGCTTGTGCCATTAAATTTTGTTGTGTAGCAGTTCCTTCTTGGCCTACAAATCTTTTTTGTAAATCTCTTGATACTTTACGACGAAATGCTGGGCTTAAACCATTTACTTTCTTTAAATCTTCGCCTTCAATTTTAAATGGATCGTTTACAACAACTGGTTTATTATTAAACTTAATCCAATCAGATTGATCAGATATGCTGATTTGGTTTGACAGTTCTTCCGTGTCTTCAATAAATTCCATTTACTTAGCCCCTTTTGCTGCTTTCATTTGATCTTTATATTCGCCTATATCTAGAGGATCTGGTGTCAGACCCCACTTCAATCTTTGTTGCTGATACTGATATTCTTCGTCATCAATTTTTCTACGTCCAGATAAAAACTTTGGTTCGCCTCTATTAATTCCATAATGTGCTACGGCTTTTCTTAATTGCTCAATTCTTTCTCTATTTCCCTTTTTAGAAGTGACAGATAAGTAGTTGCCTTCGTCGTCTCCCACCCATTTACCATCAATTTCCCACACATAAATGCCTAGGTTAGTTTCTTCTATAACGCTTTGCTTTACTCTTTTAATATCCATCAGGTATTCATTTTACCATTCTTTTAAGTTAAAGTCCAGATTTTGTCAAGCTTTGTGACAAATTATACGTTTTGAATTACCAACCATTCATTATTATAAGCCTGAACTGAATTTTCTGTCAAGGTAATTGTGGAATCATCTGCTGTTACAGAGGCTTTGCTTATATAAAGGTCATAATGATTTAATATTTCACCGCCAGTAAACTGAGTTTCGTATAGTCCTAAATTCTGTATTAATGAGGCTACAGTTCCAATTAAGGAGTAACTGAACCTTATAGCCCCTGAAATAGCGTTGGTATAGGTTATGACCACATGATGAAGATCGTCGGCTGTAAAGACATCTGAGACGGCTGTAGCGGATGTTTTATTGACCCCATTGACGTATATTGAATTTACATTAGTTTTGCTAATTGCTCCAGCATTATTCCAAGAATAATTTGAAGCGGCGTACCCATTGGTAGCAGTTGAATTTACCAATCCGCTATTTGTCAGGTCATCTGGGGTATAGAAAAATTCTATAGTCTTGACTGGAATATTAGCATTAATATAAAATCCAGCGTCAGCTGTTACCCTTATTCCATTTCTAAAGTCTCTAGATAGGATAGGATATTTATTTGGCCCTAAGCTAATTGCTGGATTGCTAATTCCAGCCAGCCCATCAAATGTCGACATATAGCTTCCAGCATTTTGAGCATATACTATCTGATCATTATAAAAAGAAAGAGTTAAATTATAAAGCTTAGGTAAATACTTACTGTTATCTGTTGTAGACATAGTTATTTTTATATATACGAGACCTGATGAATTAAAACTTCCTAATTTATATTGAGGTATAGATTCTCCATTTATGCATTGGATCCAAGTAGAATTATCTACACTTGTTTCCACCATTATTCCATTGTCACCCTCCCATTCAATTTTAGAAGAGTCCATGGTTATACCCAATGGGATAGATACTAGATCTGTTAAATACACTGTCTTAGATACTGCAGAATCTGAATATGCGATGGCTATAGAATTTTCTAATCCATCATAATATAAATCACTTGTTAGAAAATAATCCCAGGACTTATTAGATGGGTAACTGTATCTAAATTTTCTATTTATGCCATTGTCGTAAAATTCAAATATCTGTCCGCCATCTGGATAAGCAATTTGAATAGGGTTTAAAAATCCGTTATCATTGTAATGATTTAGTATTTGAGATGAACTAAGGGCATATCTATATACTGCTGGGTCATCTACAATAAAAGAATCTGAAGCATTTCCTGTAGTTCCAATTTGTAGGTTTAAAGATGTATTTGTAAATTCAAAATTTGATAAAGATTTGCTGGCAGCCAATTGACCAT